TTTTAAAGTACTTAATGCCAGCCCGCTGATTTCACAGAACTTTACTTGCGTTAACCCCTCCGCCTTGCGTATTGCCCTAATTTTTTCAGCTATGTTCATTTGACATGGTTCCTACCTTGAGACTATATTCTCCCAAAAGGTCTAAAGGTTAGAACCTTTTTGGGCGTGAGTTCCAGCCGCTAGAACGTTTTCAAACGGTTTAGAAAGGGCTGGATCTTACGAGATTAACACGAGCTAACAGGAGCGTGAACGATGGAAGCGAGCGATTACGCGATCAAATATCCGCTTGATGCTGTCCATGTGGAGAAGTTCGCCGAGCTGATCGGCAAACCAAAGTCCGCCGTGGAGGAAATGATCAAGGCAAGAAAGCTGCCGGTGATTGAGTTGCGCGACCCAACCAAACCGAATGCCCGCGCGGGTGAACGCTGGGTGTATATCCCTGAGTTCAACCGGGCAGTGCGTGAGGCGTATTACAACCGCCCGGTAGAACAGCGTGATGCCTGGTTGCTGTGGATGGGGCTTTGATGCGAACTGCTTCAGGGAGTGGATACATGAAAAGTGGAATTAGCGGAGCGGTGTCGCATCTGAATAGTAAAACCAGCCTTTATCGTGGCTTTACTATTCTGAAGCTCCCACGCAAAAAACCATACAGCCGCCAGCGTTATCAGATCACGCATAGCGGCCATTACTTCGGGATTGACTTTGCATTAGCTGAAGCGTGCAAAACGATAGACCGAATTATTAATAAAAACCGCTTTATTACTCATTAATCACAAGGTGTAGCGATGAGCACTGAAAACATCCCTTCAATTGCCAGCCTGCTGAAGCATGGATGCCAGGTCACACATTTCAGGAATACACGCGGTTGGATTGAAACTCCTGACGGGCGTTTCTTTAAGCCGGAACCTAATAAGGTTCGTTTTATAAAAGAAATGAACAGACCTTTTATTTATACGCAGAAAATAAATAAAGGGATTGTCGCCGCGCTTGCTAACGCGATTAAAAAAATCCTGTAGTCAAAGGGGCCATTATGTTTACCGAAGAGAAAACATCGTGGGAACGTGAAATGCTGATACGCGAAGCGGTGGAAAGCGCAGAGCAGGGCTTCACTGTACACCTGAAGAACGGCGCTCGCGTTAACGTCACCGCTGACAGCCCGTCGATTGACTTAATTATTTACGGTCTGGAGAAAACAATTCGCGGTAATCATGAGCGTGCGCGAATGACGTTTATCGACTTTTTGTATTACTGGCACGAAAGGTTATTCAAACAGGTTAAAAGAAAACCGCGCCCCAACCACTAATTAACCAGCGTTAAAAAATAACGGCATTCATTTTGCCGGGGCTTCGTTTTGCCTTTTTCAGGAGGTCGCCATGTCGATCAAGTCAATAAAGTTGGAAAGCGGAATAAGTGATCCGGAGTTTATGCAAATAAACACCGATGCGCGCATAAGTGAGCGCGCCCAATTGTTGGGGCTGCTTCGCATCTACATGGGCTTACTGAAAAAGGAAAGCCTCACCCCGGAAGAGATTTATTCATCAGTCGAGCGGTGGATCGTCAACCGCGAATTAACCAATAACGAGGGTAACAAGCAATGAATAACGTAATGTTAGACATTAGAGCCTTAGGTGAATACTACGATTCCCCACTTCTCGCCATTGAGTGTGTTTTCTTTGAGCCATCAACAGGGAGAATTGGCCCGCAATACTATCGCGCTGTGGATTTAAGTAGAGCCGAGAATATTGATCCCGCTGCGGTAATTGAGCTTCTGAAGGAGGATTCACACCAGCGTGCTGAGATCGTGAACGCCTCGTGCTCTGAGTTTGATGCTATAGCGCTTTTTTTTGACTTCATCCGTCAAAACACCGACCAGCATTGTGATCCGTCATTTTGGTCGAAAAGACCGGCGCTCGTATCGCAATGGCTGATTCATACCAGCAGGAGGCATAAGCTCGGTTCTTTTTTTGTTCCGTACCTCCCATGCTGCCTCTCAACTTTGATTTCAGTGGCCGGCGTCACTGGATACACCCCGCACCCTCGGCGCTCTTCTGCATCCTACATGCTGACCGATGCCTTTTATCAAGCTGAGCAGGTTTGCGAGATCTGGCAGCGCCTGACTTCCCCACACCTCGAATCTCTGTGAGGGCATGATAATGATTAAGTCACCGATAAAATGGGCGGGTGGTAAAACTCGCGTCATGCCGCAGCTGCTGAAACACCTACCGAAAGCTGATTGCTTGATAGAACCATTCGTTGGCAGCGGTACCGTATTTATGAATACGGAATACCGCCGCTATGTTCTCTGCGATAGCAATCGCGCGCTGATTAACTTCTTTCTTCAGTTGAGGGATGACACAGATCGCCTGATCGCTGTTGCCCGGGATATGTTCAAGCACGGCAACAGTAAAAGCTGGTATTACGGCGAGCGTGACCAGTTCAATACTCTGGCATGGGATGACTCGGAAAGGGATTGTTACGCGACGTTGTGGGCAGCGTCTTTCTTGTACCTGAATCGTCATTGCTACAACGGCCTCTATCGTACGAATAAAGCGGGCGACTTCAATGTCCCGTTTGGCAGCTTCAAGGCTCCATATTTTCCAGAAACTGAAATGCGCATGTTCGCCGAAAAGGCGCGGGACACTCACGCAATCTTTCTTTGTAATGACTTTCGCACCTCTATTCCTTATATCGCGAAGAACAGCACGGATTCGGTCATTTACTGCGATCCGCCATACGTGCCGACCAGTAAAACCGCCAATTTCACCGCATACGGCAAGCCGTTCACGTTAGATGACCACCGCGCGCTTGTTTCAACCCTGCTTGATGTTAATCGCCAGCACGGCACGCGCTCGGTGATCTCCAACAGCGATACACCAGAAACGAGCGAGATCTATTCCGCTTTCAATCTCCACGCTTTCAGCGTCCGCCGCTCTGTTAGCGCCAAAAGCCGCGATATGGCTGGCGAGGTAATTGGCGTTCTACGTGTGTGTGATGGTTGCGGCCGTTCTGGTGGTGGTTGCTGCCCGGACTGCGGCCAGGTGATGGGGAACTCCACCTACAACGCAATGGCAGTAACGGGCGCTTTTGACGATCTGGGGGCTTTCTGATGGCTGTCAAAAAAACGCACGTAGGCACCCTCATAACCAAAGACGGCCCGAAGCTCAAGAGGCTGCACGCAACGGAAAAAATGTGGGTGGTCGGCACTAACGAGCTTTACCACAAAGAGACGGGGCGCCGTCACTTTGCGGAAAACACCCGCCGTCGGCTGCTTCTCGAATCAATTCGCCCAATTCAGGAGGCTAATCATGGTTACCGAAATTGACGCCGTGGTCACTCGGGTGATCGAGTGCTGGCCGATTAACGACTTCTGGATGGTGGAAGTTGAGGTGATGGCCGGTGGTGAATACCTGCGCACTGATATCACCGTCAGCACGAAACGAGAGGCCCGCGCAATTCAGCCGGGCGACACCGTAGCGATCCCTGTCGTGGGTCTGGATGGCGATTTTGCCGATGAAGATGAATTGCCGTTCTGAGGTGCCGCAAATGAATGAAGAAACTAATTACCGCCGGTTCTGGCGAAACCTGGTGATCTGCGGCGTGCTCTGTCTGTTGTTTTTCTGGATTCCGTCGGTAATCGCCACGCTTCGCATCTTGAAAATGATTTTTGGGGGATGAGTCATGTTGATGAAAGCCAGGGGTGTGAAGGGTAAGGCGCCCTCTCATGTGCGCGCATGGACTGAAGAGGAAGATGCCTTGCTTGTGATGTTGTATGCAGTACACACCGGAAAAGAAGTAGCGCAGCGTATGGGCAGGCCTTTGGGAGGGGTTCAAAAACGCTTACGAATCCTGAGAGAAACACGCCCTGATCTGTTGTGTAAGCATCGACCATTTACCGATGAAGAAGAGCAGTTTATTCGCCAAAACTGCAAGCAGATGACCGTTAGTCAAGTGGCTAGCTTGCTAAAGAGAACGCGAGGGGATGTAACCCAGAAAGCATTACGTATGAACGTCAGCTTTTTTAAGTGTGGCGATGCACATCATAGCACTCGAATTTCGGATGATGACGTACTGCTTATCAGGGCACTGCGTGATGACGAACAAGGCGGAAAACTGACATTTTCAGAGATCGCGGAGAAGTTCGATATAACTGAGCATGCGGCATGGTGGGCGTACAACCTCCGCCTTACCGTAGATGACAGCGTTTCGCGTGAGCTGTTATCTAAATGAGCGACGCCTCTTCAATAGCATGGGCGTGGAACGCTAAACGGCAGGCCATCAACCCGAACCACGCCGTAGATCCTGAAATTGAGTATCTCACCCCAAAAGGCGAGCGGAAGACGCTCGCCTATGGTGATCTCGTTGATGCGGTTTACCGTTATCCCATGCGCCCGCGCGAAGGGGAGGCGCGAGAAGCATTTGACCGCAAAGGCCGCGCCAGCTATCTCCGCCGCCGGGTGCAAACGCTCCCGGCATTTATCCGTAAGCGTTTCGCCCAGCATCTTGAAGGCCTCGAACGCAACAAACCAAAAGATGCGGTGCGTTGGTTATTCGGTACCTTCGAGCGTCATGTTTTACGCCGTATTGATGCGGTGAACGCACAGTACCTGCCGCAAACTAAACTACCCGCGATCCTTTTCCCGCTGCGCGATGAATTCCATCTGCTGCCGTGGGCCGACAAAAAGCGCCTGAAACGACTGGCTTATAAGCTCGCCAACCTGATGAAAAGCGAGTTTATGCGCGAGTTTGATTTTCAGTATGAGAAAACCGCCGATGTTGAGTTTTCCACGCTTTACGCATACGGCTTTATCGCCAGCAAAGCGACAGCGCTCAATATTGCGATCCCGGGCTGGGATAAATATTGCGATGAATCACTTCAGGCCGAAGATGCACTGCGTGCTATTGCGCGCCTTCAGAAAGAAAAATGGTGGCTGAGTAAAATCCGCCGCATCCATGATCGCTGGCGCGAACACCTCATGATCGCAACGGGTTATGTCAGCAAGGTGGCGTCGCCGTATTGCTCTGATCCCTGCTTCAGGGAGTGGGTAGCCCAGAAGAAAGCAAACCTTGAATTTCTTAATGCGATGGAGCTGGAAGACCAGGATACCGGCGAGCGTAGTTCTTTGCTGGATAAGGTCATGGGTAGTGTATCCAACCCGAAGATCGCGCGCCATGAGCTGATGGTACGCATGCGCGGGTTTGAAGATATGGCTAACGAAATGGGCCTAGTCGGCATGTTCTATACCCTGACTGCGCCGTCGCGTTATCACTCAACGCATGTGCAATCCGGGAGGCGAAACGATAAATACCGCGACGCCAGCCCGCGCAAAACTCAGAAATACCTCTGCAAAGTATGGTCGCGCGTCCGTGCCAAATGGGGGCGCGAAGGCATTCGCACTTTTGGTTTTCGTGTTGCCGAACCGCATCATGATGGAACCCCACACTGGCACCTGCTGTTATTCCTGCGACCGGAAGAGGCTGAGTACGCCACAGCTATTTTCCGCAAACATGCACTGCGTGAAGACGGTGGCGAGCCAGGCGCTCAAGAGCACCGTTTTACCGTCACGCCGATTGATGAAAAATTTGGCTCAGCGACGGGATACATCGCGAAATACATCTCAAAGAATATCGACGGTTACGGCATGGATGGCGAGTTAGACGACGAGTCCGGCCAGCCAGTCAAAGAGATGGCAAAGCGCGTTCGGGCGTGGGCTTCTCGTTGGAGCATTCGCCAGTTTCAGCAGATTGGTGGCGCTCCAGTTACTACCTGGCGCGAGCTGCGCCGGTTGGGTAGCCGTGAGCTGGTATTGCATCCAGAGCTTGAAGCGGCCCGCGCGGCAGCTGATGCGCCGGACTGGCCGGGATACACCAACGCCCAGGGCGGCCCATTTGTTCCGCGCGATTGCCTGCGCGTTCGCCTCAACTATGAATACACCGAGGATGGCAATGATTATGGTGACACGGTCGCCAAAATCACTGGTATCTATTGCCCGTATTCGGGCGGTGATTCTGTCATTTTCACCCGCACCACCGATTACAAGATTGTGCCAAAGCGTAAGCCGTCGCCGGTCGAGAATTTGACCTTAGAAGGCCGCGCAGCGGCCCCTCGGAGTTCTGTCAATAACTGTACGGGGCGCGCCGGATCGGACGAAAAACCACCGTCAGAAACG